AGTAGATCGCTGTCGACAGCCTCTTTTTGGCTCTCGGTTAAATTTTTGTAATAAGCATTGCGCTCTTCAACTGTTTCTACTGGCATACGAGCTAACAGTAACCCACCTACCCCTATAACTCCTGCGTGTTTACCATCTTCAATGGTAGGAAGTTGCCAGTCAGGATATTCGTCGGCTCGGACTAATTCCCAACCTTCTCTTAATTTTCCCATGACGTTTTTGTTATCGTCAAATCCTCTGACTGATTCCCTTATCCATCGATGTTTGTACCCATCAGGTGCTGGGGGTGCGTCTAATGATGAAGGTCGAGTCCAACCTTTTTTACGAGATGTCTTCTCCCTAGTCTCACTAGATCTTAGCGTTTTATTTACCATATTGTCTCCAATCTATACATATTTTGCGTATTGTTCAAGTGTAAGGCCCAATTTTTTTGCTATAGCAACTTGACTAGGAGTTAGCTTTACTTTTTTGGAACCACTTGTTCTAGAAGCTCTAGACGCTCCTGCTACTGTTTGAGGAGCTTTTTCTTTAACTTCTGCTACTTCTTCAAACTTATGAGGAAATTGATTCTTTATGTAAGAGTTTATTTCTTCATAGTATTCGTCACTTTTAGGATCATATCCTTCTTTTAAAAGATTTTTATGATGCGCTAAGGCAGTAAAGGTCATTGCTTCATCTTGACCAAACCACTCATTATCTTTTGCCCATTTTTCAGCTCTAGGATCAGGTTGTCTAGGAGCTTGTGCAGTTTGATTTTGATTTTGAGTTTGTTTTTCAGCCATTAAACCTTCTTGTTGTTTTAATAACTTTTCTCTTTGTTCTTTAGAAACAATCGCTCTTTCTTCTTCAATCGCAAGTCTTGTCAAAGCTCTTTGAGCCTCTACTTCAGCATTTACATCATTATTAAACCTTGCATCAGTCAAAGCCTTTTTAGCTTGTTCAATTTGAGATTTAACTCTTGTTTCGTACTCTGAAATATAATTTTCGTCCAAAGAGTTCATTTTAGTTTGAGCTTCATCTACTTTCTTTTTAGCAACTTCAGCAAACTTTAAAGCCTCAGCTTCTCTTTGCTCTGCTTTTTCAACTTTATCTAAAAGTTTTTTAATTCTTCTTTGAACGTTTTTGGAGTATTTGTCTAATCCATCGTCTTTAGACTCTTCTTCTGAAGACTCTTCTACTTTTTCTGTTTCTTCCTTTTTAGTTTCTACCTTATCAGAAACAGTTTTGTCTTCGGTAGATTTATCTTCTTCTTGAAGTTCAACCTCTTGACCCTCTCCTGTGGTGTCAAGGTCTACCATTTTTTCTTCAGTCATTTTTATCTCCTTAATAGATATTTAATACATCTTTTGGATCTTTCAACTTAGCTAACACTTCATCGTCATTAAGAATACGAACTTCTCCACCTTCAATTCTGACTCTAGAGCCAGCATATCTAGCAAAAACTATCCAATCTCCTTTTTCACACCAAGGTCCGTTAGGAAATTTATTCTTATCTGCGTAAGCGTCAGATCCCATACTTAAAATTAAACCCACATTAGTAGTGAGCTGTTGTTCCTCAATGGCTTTGTCAGTAAGTAACAAGCCACCTTTTGTTTTTTCTACTCCTTTATAGGGTAGAACCACCATTCTCCAACCTATTGCTTGAGGAACTCTTTCCAAAGCAGGTCCTTTGTCTTCTTCTTTCTTTTTTTCTTTTGCCTTTTTTACATTACCTTTTAAGTAACTAGGCACTATTAGTTTACTCATTCTTCTATCACCTTTTCTTTTAGTTCTTGGTAATCTATTAATAAATGCTCTAAAGCATGTAATTTTCCAAGTTCATATTGATATTGTTCATAAGAACTTAGAGATCTACTCAACAAGTTTTCTTTTTGTTCTTCTATTTTTTGTTGAATAAGTTTTTTTACTTTAAAATCGAAACGATCCACTACTGTGTAATTTTCTTACTTTTTTCAAAACTGCGAAGGCCCGCCATTCCGAGCAACGCTGTAACAAGGGGGAATAAAGTCGACATGTCAAGCTGAGGTAAAGGTGCATGTTCTATACTAAATGCAGCTAACCCAAACATAATAAATTGTTTTAATACAAACTCCCACAAAATCGCTAGGGCGCAAGACATCCCAATAAGGGGCCGCCACGACCGTTGCATAATACCACCAATACCTGTGGCTGTAGACTTAGCATCAGCTAAGTTAATATCCATTTGCTTAGAGTTTATTTCGTTTTCTAATTCTTTGAGTTTATTTCTTGCGTTTAATTTTTCTTCTTCACTCGTGTGGACGCTATCGATAACTTTTCCAACAGTATCCACAAGAGATCCGCCTAATAATTTAGATAACATTTATTAGATAAATTGAGCAGCTACCCAGCCAACTACTACGCCAACTACTAGCCATTTTTTTTTGGGATGATCGTTCCAAAGTTTTTTGATTATATCCATTAGAATACTCCTTCAAATTTGAGTCCTTTTGATGCTATTCCATATCCACGTTTACGCTTCTTATCCTCAGGTACAGGTCCTACAGGTACAATTTTACCATAAGGAATATTCATACCCTGTGATTTAGGTCCTTTTTTAGGAGGAATAGTTTTAGTTAATCGCTTGGTCATTAATGTAAAGTTATACTATTTTCACTCTTTTGCAATTCAGAAATTTGATTAGAAATATAGCTATCTGCTAAGGCTTCTCCATAAGCATCAACAATAGCTTCTCTACTCATAGCCAACATTACTTGAGCAATTTCGACTAAATTAGAGCCTTGATCAACTTGACCTTGAACAAATTTTCTAGTCTCATCGATTATAATTTGAACTCTTTTTTCAGTTTTTTTGTCCATGTTAAAAGTATAATACTTATTACTTGGTGTTCCTAGATTTTTTTTCAACATTTTTAATAACTCCTTTGTTAGCTGAAGCATAAAAAACCTGTTTACCTTTTTTATTTCCATATGTCTTCTCCATGGATTTTTTTATTTTGCTACCCTTTTTTGTTAGAGGCATCTCTTCTCTCTTGATTTAAACTTTGAGTAGTCATCTTGTCATACTGAACTTCTGCTCTTTTATCAGCTATATCATAATCTTTTTGTATTCTAGCTTGGTCTATCGCTGTTCTTTGTTTTAATCTTTCAGCGTCTAATTGTAGTCTAGCAGCATCTACCTGTGCATCAACTTGATCTTTTTGAGCATCTTGAGCTAACTCTTGTTGCTTTAATTGTATAACAGGATCAGGTTTACCTTGACCACTAAGTTGTGCTGATAATTGTTTTATCTCTGCCATAAACTGAGCTTCTAACTTAGCTATTGTTTGGTCCATTTGATCTTGAGGTATTCGACCTTGTTGAACTAAGAACATCGTTTGTTCTTTTGCTTTCATGGATACGTGTTCTAAAACATGTTTTTGAAGTTTCATTGCCATAGGAGGATTACCTAAAATCATCTGATTAGTTCCAAATATTAAATGATTTTGTATGTGTGCATCGTGATCTTGAGCTTCATATACCTTTAATAAGTTTCCATCTAATAAATCAGCGTGCTCCGTGGCAGGATCTTTAGGAGCCATTGGTGTATCTTTTCTTAAAATTTGATCAATATCTTTAACACCCAAAGCTTCATACATTCTTCGATAAGCCTCTTTGATATTGTGAATATCAGGAGCACTTTGAGCTAATTGTAGTTCAGTTTGAGCCAACGTAACTCTTTGAGTTGTAGAAAATATATTAGGGTCAGAGACAGGAAGAACATCAACACGATCACTAAAGTCTTCAGCCTTAACTGTTCTATCTGCACCTTCTACAGAGTAAGGATATGTTTCAGGTAAATACTCAGAAAACACATCAAAAAGTAATTTAAATTCTTTCTTTTGAGAATAGTGACATCTTTTATGAATGCCTGACATAACCTTTGAGCCCCTCTCTAATAATGCCATTGTTGTTCCTACAGGAGCGTTTTGATTTGCATCACCAACTTGTAAGTCAGTAATAGCAGCAAATCGCTGTCCTGATTGTACAACAAAGCCTAGAAGACTAAATAAAGTTTGAGAGGGTTCTTTGTAAGGTAGTGGTAAGAGAGCATTTCTTAAGTCACCATTAGGTGCATCAATGTCTCTAAATTCTCCTGGTTGTATTGGTTCTGCATCGTCTCTAATTTTAAGTCCTCTTGACTTAAATCCTGCTGGTAAATTTGCTAATGTACCTGCGTCTATTAATTGTCTTAACATTTGTGTTGCTGCTCTTGATAGAGAACCAATCAAATGAATTAAACCTAGGCCATAGAAACCTATACCTGGTAAAAACTTATAATGAACAAAATATCTTTTCTTTAACTTTTTCTCGTCATCTTTTGCGTAATTTCTTCTAATGCCTACAATCTTTCCTGAACCATCTTCTATGGTAACAATGTAAGGTATTTTAATTCCTGTAGGCTCACCATCCATGCCTTTGTCTTCGAATCCTTCCAAATCTAAAGAAACATGAAACTCATAAAGTCTAATTGATTTATCGATATAAGAAGGTTTGATACCTTCCATTTCATCATATTTTTTTCGTACTTCTGAAGGATCTACTTCGGAAGGCATAATCTCTATGTCTTTATAAAATCCTGAAACTTGTTTTTTTCTAAAATCATTGTAGCTCATGTTAATGATCTGAGTTATTCTTTCACAAGAATCTAAATCGCTTGCCATGTAGTTAACTACTAAATCTTCTGCTGGAATAAACTTTGATACAGCTCTATCCATTAACTCATCAAAATAAACTTTTTTAAACGTAGAGCCTGCTAGTGGTAAATAAAATAACATTTGATCAAACTCAGGAGTGTAGTCTTCCATTTTATTCATCAACTGATAGTTCATAAATTCTTGTACACGTTGAGACTGAGCATACTTATCAGGAGTCTCTTCACCCATAACTGCTGTTCGAACAGGACCGTTAGCGGGTAAAAGTTCTTTAAACGCTGTTGCTTGAAATTGTGTTGCACTTTCAGCTAACAAAGGATGAGTTACTCCACTAGCACCTGAGAAAGGTCTAGTTCTTTGCTCATACTTTAGTCCAAGTAAATCTAATCCTTTGATATAACTTTCTTCCCAATCTTTTCGAGAAGATCGATCATTTTCTAATTCAGAAAGTAATTCATCACTAAGTCTATCTAACTCCTGTTCATCCATAGATTCAGATAAGTTTGAATAGAATTCTATCTCTTGAGGCATATCGCTCATAGGATCAAAGTCTAAAGTTGCACCACCCTCTTCGTCTATTTCAATTTCTAATCCTTCAGGAGTAGGGACTCGCTGTCCGTCAATTTCTACTTCAGTTTCTTTTTTTAAAATTTCAAGTTCAGGCGTACCACCTAATTCTAGAGCCTTATCAATATTATCTACCATTTTTTATTTATACCACCTAATTAGCCTTTTACAACATGTCTATTTTTGGAATAGAAATAGGTCCTCCTCTTCTCTTTTCTACTATTTTGTCTGTAACAAATTTAGGAGTAGAAATATTAGAATACTCACTATTTAAATCTTCTAGATTATTTAAAAACTTGGTTATAGTGTCTGCACTATCTGAGGCCACATATCCTTTGAAATTACCTGAGTCCCAATACTGGACTACATTGTTAAAATGTTTCATTAATATCTTTTCAAAATATCCAGAAGTAACCTGTCTTTTATCCATTCCTTCTAAAGTTTCTTTTTGTTTTTTTGTCAAATCTTTTTGATCGTAATACTGTAGTTTAAACTGATTCTTCTTATCCTCGTTAGCTTTCCATTCAGGATCGTCATAAGAGGTAAAAAACTTTTCTTCAAACAAGGCAATGCCTTCAGGTTTTAATTTTTCACTGATTAGTTTTACTTTATTATTTCTCCCTTTATCAATGAACTGAAAAGTCATTTTCTCCGTAATTGCATCTAAAGAATTATCTTCAATTAAATTGGCATCAAAAAAGTCTGTTGATATTGGTTGTTTCTTTTCGTCTTTAACATCAAACGCATAATTTCCAAATTTAGATTTATCTGTCGTGAACGCTTCTCGAATGTAATAAGAGTTAGGCATCTTTTGTTGGTTAAATATTTTTTCAGCAACAACATTTGGGTCAACAATAAAACCAGTCACGTCTGGTCTCACTTCAGCAATCGTATTAATAAATCCTCCTTCTGTTCCACCAATATCTAAGACATTAGCATTTTGAGGAAGAGACTTAATTAAAGCATCAGCGGTCGCAACTTGCGCTTCTTTGAAAGTAGGAATACTAGTAAAGATATGGTTTTCAAAATTACCACTTCGCTTTTCTTCAAAGATATCGAAAGTCTGTCCTAATTCGGATAAATTTAAAATAGGTTCGTATCTTGATTTAGGAGTTCCAATTTCTCCCAACATTGTTCGAGTGAAAAAATCACTGCTTTGTTCTAGAGGTGCAATTTCAAAACCTTCTTCGGTTTTTAATACATATTCTCCCTGATCGCTTTGAGATCCTCGGTCGACATCTCCTTTTTGGGTTTGTTCACTTTGCGCTTTGAGAGCTTCAATGGTTGTTTGGCCTTCGCCTTGGCGTACTGTATCAGTTTTTTCATTTGTTGATGTTATATCATTTTGTTTGTTTTTTTCAAATTCTTCCTTTCTCTTTTTTAGCCAAGCTTCTGTATCTTTGACTGTATATTGTCCTGGTTCAATTGTTTCTGTTTCTTCGTTTTGTTTTATCTTTATAGTAGGTACAAAATTGCTTCCTAAATCTAACAAAGGAGAATCTTGTAAAAATCCTGTCGTAGCATCTTTTATTAATTCTCCTGTATAAGGATTATAGGCACGAATATCGCTTTTATTTATTTTATTTGTTTTAGCGACTACTTCTGCTTCACTGGATTTACCCCTCATTACCAAATGCTCTGGTTTAATAGGGACCTCTAAAAGAACCAAATTATCTTTTGGCTGATAAGTATCCATATTCATAAACTTTTCATTAGCAAAATAAGCAAAACTAATTGCTTGACGAGGATTCAGAGTAAATGACTTTGCTCTTAAAGACTTAACATCTGTATCTAAAAACTTTTTAGCATCTTCTTCAGTCGTTAAACGATAAGTTACAAATTCGTCTCCTACATTTTGTCTAAAATAATCTTGAATCATTTGCTTGTATTCTGGATAATCAGGATACTGAGTTATTTTAGATGTGGCTCTAGGGTTTCCTAAATCAGCTACTCCACCTTGATAATCATCCTCCCAAGCTTCATAAAAAGGCACGGACCCATATCCTACGTTTATAGTTCCATAATCTCCTTCTCTAAAAAGATTGTCTTGTCCTTCAAATATTTGATCTAGTTTATCTTTATCTTTAATATATTTTGTATCTTTAGCTGTTAGGATCATATCTCCTATCTTAGGCGCAGGAGCTGATGTCATTCCTATGTCATCGACAGAGACTTTTTCTTCTGATGGAATAGGATTAGAAGTTATGTTGGGTAATTCTTCAGGTTCAGGGGTACTTAATATTTTTGGAAGTGTATCAGAAGGAAGAGTGATCTTTTTATCGAACTCTCTCATTCTTCTATTTTCTTCTTCAATTTCATCTGCGTCAGGTGAAGAGTAAGTTCCTGAAGGAGTGTCTATTAAAAAGTTGATTGCATTTGGCGCCGCAAAATTTTCGATGATATCGTATACATCATCTAAAGTTATATCACCGAGAGCCAAGCCTCGTTGTATCTGACTAGCTTGTTGCGCTCCCACAGTGGCCACGAGCAACGGACCGAGGATCGCGGGATTAGTAATATACTGAATCATCTTAGTTACCTGTCATCACTTATCCAAACACAATCCATTGTCTAAAACTATTTTCTCATTAGTCTCAATCCAAACTCGTGCACCACAGGATAAAGGTTTAGTAGGACTATAGATAACTTTTGCAACAACATTATTATTCTTATCAAAAATTTCTACATTCTTTGCGTAATCGTTTGACTTAGAAGTTTTGCAAGTAATCACAGGTTCCTCTAATCCATGTTTTTTATTTGCTCGAATCTTGTGTTGGTTAATATGAATTATTTTTTTTACCATCTCAATTACCTGTCATCACATCTTTATCATCGTCAATAATTAATTTTGTATCATGGGTGATGCCATGCTTATCGTAGTTCTCTAAAACTTTTATTAATTCGTCTTTACTCATGTTTTCGAGAGGAGTGTCGCTTTGAACCTTGTTATCGTAAAAGCCAGCAACCTTACCTCTATTAACTTCAGCAGCCACGGCCGCCGAATAGTGTTTATGTTCTCTTGCTTCCTCTCTGATTTGTTTTAAGGAGGCCAAATGAGAAGCAGTGGATACTCCATACATTTGATGCAGATCTTGTTTCATCTCATTGACAGCCTCCACTACGAAAGGATTTAAGTGAGGGTTCATTAGATCAGTAGCAGTCTGACGTGCACGGTTCATTGAATAGCCCGCTTTCCGTGCTGCTTCGGCAGCGGAACATTCTCCGAGAAGAACTTTATGAACGTACTCATAAACAAAAATCATCTGCTTCGGTGTTAATTTTTGCTTTAGTCTCCTATCATCAGGATTGATTAATTTTTTAGTAGTATTCATATATTCGTTTTTCCCTTGGCTCCATGTCATCATCGTCATCGTGCAAAGAAATAAAGCTTCCCTGCCTGTATCTTAACAGTGCTAAGGTGGTTGCGTCAACAAGATCATCGTGCTCTCCATAAGGAAAAGATGCTAACTCTTCTTGAACTTCTTCAGCCCAATCGTGCTCCGTTCTCCAAACATGACCTGCTTCAAAAATAGGAGACACAGAATTTAATCTAACATGTTTATCCATACCACGGTTAGGAGAGAAAGCTTGAGCGTATACTCCAAATCGCCTGAGCTCCTGTATCAAGGGTGTCCCTGATGCTTTGGCTTCAATTATAACACTATCAGGCTTATAGACCTGAAGTTGTTCCTTTGCTACTTGTTTTAGCTCAGGAAAATCCCAACGACCTTTTTTAGCGTTCAAAAGTATCAAATGAGTCTCATTTCCTTCATTAGGATAGAATACTCCCCAAGTTGTAATAGCTGAATAGTCAGCAGACTCCTTTTTTGAAAACGCAGTATCATAACTTTGTATGGTATAGGCACATTCAGGTGGATCTTCCTTTTGCCAAATGTTCCACCATTCACGTTTAATGATACTTGTACCGTCATGAGTAGGATTTTGTTGCCATTGTGCGCTCCACTTGGTGGGAACAAGAGAAGCTTTAACCTTATCGAGCTCATTTAGCTTCCAATACTGTGGCCAAATAGGTTTTCTCTTCTTTTCGTCATCATCGTCTAAAATTGCCGGGAATTCTATGATGTCCCATTTGTCTGCTTTCATATCTCCCATTTTTTTTATCAAATGGCCTGTTAGATCCTTGTCAGACCAACGAGTCATAACAATTACAATACTTCCTCCAGGTTGCATACGCTGTCTAGGTCCTGATGTGTACCATTCATAGGCATTATCCATGGCTGTTTCAGACAAAGCATCTTGTTCTGAGTGTGGATCATCAATAATTAATAAATCAGCACCACGACCTGTGATTGCACCACCAACACCTGCCGCAAAATACTCCCCTCCGAGGTTAGTCTCCCATCTTCCTGCTGCTTGGTTATCAGTTCTTAGCGTTACATCAGGAAATACTCCTCGATACTCTCTAGTGTTCATTAAGTTTCTAACTTTTCTACCAAATCGAATAGCAAGTTCACCTGTGTGAGTCGCTTGAATAATTTTTAGTCGGGGATTTTGCCCTATCATCCATGCCGGGAATAAAAATGAGGCGAACTCACTTTTTGTGTGACGTGGAGGCATGTTCACAATGAGCCTTTGATTCTTTCCTGTCAAAAACTTTTGAAATTTTTCTGCAATCTTAATGTGATGTGGTCCTTCTACAAACTCAGGCCACATAGATTTAACAAATCGCATGAAATTACCACGTGCATGCTCTTGTTCGATCTTCTTTCTAAGCAATACCATCGCCTTTAATTGATTAGAATCGAGTTTTGAATAGTCTATGTGCATTTTTTACTCCCATAGTGTGTATATGTTGCCAGGACAAGGCCAAGGTCGTGCGGAGCGGGGCCAAATTTTGGGGGCTCGCTGATCGTTAATTTAATGGTCAGTTTCATTTGCTCTAAGTACCTAGGCCCATTGTTGCATAATCTATATTATAGGAACGCAAAACGCTATATTTTTCAACACTTCTAGCACTTTTTTTATTATACGATCTAGATCTAGTGGTCATGGTTCAAAATTTCGCTGATCGAGGACCATGGTTGGCCCACGTGGACCGTGCAAAGTGGTTCGTTTTCAACGTTTTCTGACAAAAAGTCGATATCCTTCGATCTATACAGAAAAAAGGCCCTCTCTTTGAGGGACCTTTGTAAGATAAACAGTCCGTTCGTAATATGTTTGTATTTGTGATGAAATGCTTTTTGGTGTGGCCTTAAACTTTGTAACAATCTAGAACGCTCACAAGCCTTACATTCAACGAACAAACTACGTCCAAATTTGTTAAACAAAATTAAATCAGGGAAACCGTTTATTGTAGTAGTTTCAATACGAATTGGATTAAAGTCGCTAAGCTTTTCCTTTACCATTTTATATAAATTCTTTTCAGCACTCATTCAAAATTAGACCGTTACATATTACAGATATTTAATCAATTTGGTACTAGAGAATTTTCCATAACTTCTTTTAAAATAATCAATTTGGAAAAAGGGTTCAATTACCTAGGGGGTCAAAAAAGTCAGTAAAATCAATAACCACCTATCACACTATACACACTACTAAAAATGAGAAGTGTGATGGGTAAAACCCACCTAATTAAAGTTAAAACCGTTAAGCGGACACTATCACACTTCTTTTAAAATATTTTTCTTTTTTATTTTTATTTTTTCAAAAAAACCTAAGTACTGTGATGGTGTGTCTATTTTGTTCGTACTTTGTTTGTTCGTACTTTGTCCACGGTCAACGGTCCCTGTCGCAATTTGCAATAAAATATAACAACTTCTCATAAAAAAAATACCCTTTAAATCCATTTTAAGAGCCATAGAGCATATAATAAATTATCATATAAAATCATACACGGACCTTTTTAAAACGCTCTAAAAACGCAAAAAAATGCCTGTGGATAACTTTTCGATTGTAATAATTTATGACCATTTTTTTTAATTATTTATCATTATTTATCATTTTTTATTAGGTAATATCTTAAATTAGTGTAAGGTACTAACAATGACAAACCATACTTTAGAAACCACGCTAGAAAAAAATAAGCCAGTTACCATTTTGGGGAATGCTGACGATATTTTAGCCATTGGGTCTAAGGTGCTAAAACACTTAACCAATTAAATTTGGGGGTAGCCTCTTCTTGAGGTCCTTGTGGGTTGCTGAGGTTGGGCCCTATATACTTGCCCCTCAGTGCACAGATAACTCGAACCAATCGAGGTAAGCTTCCAAACCTTATCTTGAAACGCTTAGAGGGAGTCTGCGAACAAAGAGTTCAATCGATGACACCGATAAGGAAACAGTCAAACAATAATCTTTATGTATTTTTGATAGGGCTACTTAGTTAGCCTTATCATGAATGCATAAGCATTCAGTAAAGGAGCAAATACAATGAAAAACAAGAACGAAGACTTAGCCTATAA